CTGTAACAAACCGGATTTCTAAAATTAAGGTAAAGGACGTTCCTCGCAAGTTCGCCATGATTAGCGAGCAAACAAGGTTTGAACCTGAGCAGAAATTCTTCGACAAGTACATTAAATGGATTGATCGTGTGGTGTTTAGGCGTTAGACTTTAGGTGAGGGGTGGTTCCCTCATGCCTCTTACTTGTATAGAGGGTTTTTATTTTGGATTAAATCAGAATCAGGGCGGTTTTTTGAATCGCCCTTTTTCGCGTCTTGATTTATAAGCCGAACAAATGTTTTACTTTAGGTTGCAAGATTTGATTTCGGTTGTTACTATTTTCGTGAAGAGTATGGGGATACTTTTCGCACTGCTCGACAAACTCCCTCCGCTTGGCTAGGTTTCGCACTGCAACGGCGGAGGGTTTTTTGTTTAGATAAGTTTTTTTACTTTATCTATTGACCTAATACATAATAAATGTTACCTGTTAGTCCTAGCAACAAAAGGACTTATTATTATGGCAAAGTGGAAGGAAATTCCGTTGGGAAAAGTAAAAGATTATTTCGTTACTGACGAACCGAAGTTAGGCGACTGCCCCGAATGTCATGGGGAAGGCAAACTAGAAGTAACTGTGGAAGTTGATTCTTTCCGCGATGAAGATTGCGATATGTGCAATGGCTCTGGCAAAATTGAGGTGGACGAAGATGAGTGAACGACCAACATTTAGATACTTGCTTGACCGCTTGGAGGGAGTAACAACGCAGTCCGACTTGTCAGACTTGCGCGATGAGTTCCAAGGGTATTTGCCTCTGGATCAGTACGAAGAGAGCTATGATGTCAATTCTGCTCTTGACGACGTAAAACGTGACTACATTAGGAGAGCTATTGACAAAAGTAAAAACTTAAAAAATGCTGCTAATTTATTAGGTTTAAAAAGTTACCAAGTTTTACAAAATTGGATGTATAAATTGGATATTGAAAAGTGATAGCGGCGGCAGCGTGTTTGTCTCTTGCTTTGTATCACGAGGCAAGGGGTGAACCACTTTTAGGTCAGTTGATGGTTGCAAGAGTTATTGTTAACCGTATGGAGTCAAAACGCTGGCCTTCCTCTATGTGCGGTGTCATTACGCAAGATCGACAATTCTCTTTCTATCGCAAGGACAAGACCCCGAAGCCTAGAGACGAGATAGCGTGGGCCAAGGCACAGAAGCTTGCTGTTGAGATCATAAACGATCCTTACATCTTGCCTTTCAGCACTGCGGATCACTACCACACACCAGATGTTCATCCAGTTTGGCGCAAGAAACTACACAGAGTTGTTCGGATTGGACACCATATCTTCTATTCGTATGACCACCCGACTGCGGTAAAGACTAGCGTTAGACCTAAATCAAGAAGGGATTAATACGATGGCGATTAACAAAGAGCGATTAAGCCCAGAGAGAATAGAAGTAATTGTATCGGGAATCTTGCAAGAGGTTCCCGAATCTTTTTCGATGCCTGAGATGCGTAACTTGGTAGTCGAACTTTTATTCGGGTTAGGTTTGCATCCGAACGATCTGCCGTTTTTCATGATGATGGTTGTGGATGCGTACATGGGCGACAGGTCTATTGATCGGGCGGCAGAAAGGTGATATAACCCGAACAAGTTTAGTTTGGAGAATGCTTCATGAGTAGCCCACGAAGAGACGAATTTGGGAACATAACTGGTCCTGCATATGTTCCTCCGTCTGGGGCGGAGCGAGTTCTTCGCAGAGGTGGCAGAATGCCGGAGAATAGACTCCCTGCACCGGACTATTATCGACCTCCTTCCCCTCCTTCTCCTCCTTCTTCTCCTTTTGCTAATTCAGTTAGACAACCCCAACAAAATGCTCAGATGTTTAGAAGCCAACCTAATATGGGCGGAGGACTTGGTGGTTACGGTGGGCCACAACAAGCCCAGCGAGCTAGGCAACAGAACCCGTTTGAAGGTAACGAGCAGTATCAGGCTTTGATGGATTACCAGAAGACTATGCGCCCGAACGAAGAACAGCGAACTCAGATGCAGTCTTTGATGGATGCTATGCAACCCAATCAAGAGCAACGGGATCGTATGGGTGAATTACGCACTGCGTTTGAAGGCACAGGCGGGTTTAAGGACTACCGCATACAGCAGATGGAACAACAGCTACAACAGCGCCAACGTCAGAACCCTAGAATGGGAATGGGCCTTGGCAGTCAGCGTCCGCAGGGCATGGGTATGTTTGGCGGATTTCCTCAAGTTCAGCAAAGACCGCAGGGTAGGGATATGTTTAATGGATTTCCTCAACAAACTGCTCCAAGGCCGCAGGGCATTATGGGCGGATACGGAAGACCACAACAAAATCCTTACGGTGAAGCATCACAAATTGCAAGATCTATGCCTCAAGCACCGCAATTCTCTGGGGGTTACGCACAGCAACAGATGCCTCAGCCACAATACCAACCATATCAGAACCCGTATCAACAGCAGCCACAACAATTTAGTACGCAATCGGACGGCGGCTATGGCATGGGGCAGAATCAAGGTGGATTTGGTGGTTACGGCGGAATGTCTAACCCGTATCAACAGCAACAATACCAACAGCCACAGCCGTCACAAAGTTATCCTCCAGCAATGTATTAACCGCTTGAAACCCGAACATTTTATGGTAAATTAATTTTGAGGTCAGCTTTCACTTAACTGTTATTTTTGGTTGAGCGTGCTACCGAATGCGCCACATTCACTGGCTGACCTCACGAGTATCCAAAAAAATACAGGCAACAGTTATACCGCTATGGGTAACCATTACCTGTGCTTTTTGATTGTATAGTTCGCAGACTGTTTTGCTTTCGTATGATCCTAGTTGGTAGTAATCTATCGGCATACCACTAATAAGTTGCATCCAGACTAACGCCCACATAGGTCATTCCTCTTCGTCCCTTGGCATATCGTATCTTCTCTTCATATCAGACACGCCTTTAATTGTTATGCCTAGTATTTCAGATATTTCGTTGTGCGTCATTTTTTTCTTTAAAAGACGATTAACAAACTTAGCTTTCTCTGTCATTTCAATAGTTGATGCTTCGCTTCTTTCTTTCTTCGCTCTTCGCAAAGCTGACACCGAATTGAAGTTTGATATTGTTTTAGGGTTTTCCTTCATATCTTTTATGTTTTGCGCCACCCATCTATTTCGGTACATCTCCGCTATGTGTGGTTCGTCCATTAACATCTTGTTCACTTCGTATCTCCCTTTCAAACATCACCAGCAATTTTTCAATCTCCTCGACTTGCTGGTATAAAGTAAAACGATTTCGCGCCTTAGCTTCTGATTTCATAGAGCTAAGTCGGTGTTCTAGTAGTATTTTGATTTCTTTTAGAGTGTCATACATAAGTCAATCTCGTTCCTTTTTGTAATGGGATTATTACCAGAAGTTCCCACGATTGTCAAAGATTATCTCTACCTGTTTGACGTTCGTATTCACCGCGAGAAAATGGCCCATCCATAGTGCCAAGCCATTTATCTGAGCCACCGAGAGACAGAGTGTACTTTCGGATAAGTCCCATCTCCATTGCCTTGGTGACTGCCGACTTGATTGTTCCTATAGCTCCGCTGTTTTTTAGCGAGATAACGCATGGCTCAATTGGTTCCGATTCTCGAACAGCGTTGAAAATACCATCATGAGTGCCACCATGAGTAACGGCGCGACCATCGTTTTCCCTCATGCGAACGAAATCAACAATGTTGTTTATTCGATCACGAACCGTTGAAGACATAGCGAGAGAGCGAATATCCATAGAGCGATCTTCCAGTAATCCTGTGTTCGGGTTACGGATAAAATGTCTTATCTCACGATTTGCTGGTCCGTTTGATTTCACAACAGCACCATCGAACACGGCATTGCGTGCATAATCTAGTTGCAGATCACGGCAACGCTGACGCCCTGTGCTTTCGTCAACAGACCAGACGGCAAACGCACAACGCACGCCATCAACAATTGCAGACGTACCACGAATAAGATTACGCGCCTGTTCTGGAGTTGTGACTGGTTCACTGTCCCTAATCTTTGCCATGTGATGATTGACCATGACAGTCGCTCCAGTTTCGGTTGCCATCTGTGCAAGTAAGCTCATAAACGCGGCCCCTGCCGCTGGATCAGAGTTCACATCCGCGTGAACGAACGATGCCATAGGGTCAATGATGATCAGCTTCAGAGCTTCCATCTCTAACATCTGGTCATAGATGCGAGAAAACTCTTCGCCCATCAGGTAGGAGTTGTCGAATTTCTGCATGATTGGAAACACACCGCCAAGGTTTGGCAAAGGGAGAACGCGCAATTTGTGTTCGTAGTGCTCACGATACTTATTAGGATCAAGCCTAGAGATACGCCTGTGCATCTCGTCTTTGTCATCCTCCGCAGTAATTAATATTACGTCACCGTGATCCGCAACAAGCCCACCGAATGCGCTCTGCATATCTGCACCAGAGGCAACCTTCATAGCAAGATCAAGCGTCATCATACCTTTGCCACTGTCACCAGCCGCCGCGAACACTACTGGAACGCCAAGAGGTATTGTATCACCAATAAGAAAGCTCTGTGTTGGAGCGGAGCCAACAAAGTATTCGTTAATAAGCAGGCTACTATCTATCAGGCTGATAGGTTTTTTTACCTTGCTCTCGCTGGTTTTCAGCATCTTCTCAATGTTGAATTCTTCTTCTATTGCATCAGCCGCGTCCCACTTTTCTTCTTTAGAAGCAGGGATTTTAAGCATCAGCGTAGATTTAGCACCAGCTAGTTTTGCTTGAGCCTCAACGATACGAGCCAGCTTCTTGCCAGCCTCATCATTGTCAGGCCACAGGATAACGTCCTTGTTACGCAGATGCGAGAAGTCAAACTTGTGAGCCGTGTTTTCTGACAGCATTCCAGCACCACCGATAGTACAGGTAGCGGCATAGCCAAGGGAGTTAAGAGCATCAGCGCATTTCTCACCTTCGACCCATATGATTTTGTTAGCGTCTAAAATGTTCGGGATATTGTAAAGGGGTCTAGGCTCTGGCACGCCTTGACGACCATTCATGAATTGACGGAATTGTTTTTTAGGTTTCCCGGAGCTATCCCGAACAATTCCTCCGGTTTCGTCCCGGTCATAGTATTTGCGCACGGATACGATAACTACACCGTGCTCGTCTGTGTAGACATATTCGTCCTCGAACGGCGTGCTAGAGCTAATGGATGCCTTTTGTTCGGGTTTTGGTGTATCTGCGACCGCTTGAGGTGCTGTTGCTACGACAAAGCTTTGTGGGTTGTTCGGCTTAACAATGTTTTCAGGAGGCGCAACATAGTCTTGGTGCATATATTGAGAGAACATCTGAACGCACTCTGACATAGAGTAACCGCGTCCTTCCTTTAAGACCTTAGAGATACCGCCAATACCATCGCCAGATTCAAAGTCTTTTCCCGTAAGGAACCACGGGCTACTCTGGTCAATGTTGATACGCATAGACCTACCAGCCTCACCACGAAGAGAGCCAATAAAGAATTCTTTACCTTTTTGGATGCCTTGTGGGTATGTATCGAACAGTATTTGCAACTGTACCACTCTAGGCACTTCTCTTGAAATACGCTCCGTGATTTCCTTTGTTGTCTTGCCAAAACTTAAAACATTCATTACTTTGCCCCTTAATACCCTACTTCGCTCATTAATGTGGGGTGATGCCGTCCAAGCGCACCTCACATTTTTTTTATGTTTTCCAACAAGTTTCTTTAAACTCACACCACTTGCATAAGAAGAAATCTTTACTTTGAGCAATACGCGGTAGAATGTCACCAGCTTTTGATGCCGTCAATATGTTTACTGCTCTATCGCTCGCCTTTTGAGCAAGATTATGATCATACGGCACAAGCTCGTAATAAACCTCAGAAGTGTTTTTATTAACTACAGTGAATAATGCAGGGTTCTCATGAAGCTCCATATAAGTCTGATACAGAGCAATTTGAGTTGCGTAAACTGGATTAGCTTTAGCAACTCCATGCCGAACAAATCCCTTGAACTTACTGTCGTTAGCTGACTTGCATTCCCACAGGCTAGGATAATCCATATCCACTGGGCCTGCACAAACAACACCATCAATGTGTCCTTTGATCTCGCCATTAGCTATTGAGAAACCGAACTGCTTGCCGTCCTTGTGCTCTGTGCGTAGGTCAAATCCTGCGTCCCTGAGCCACTTAGCGGCATAGTCTTCAATCTCATGACCGAACTGAAAGATACGCAACGTGCGTGCAGTAAATGCTTTGCTGGGGTCAATCGGATAGTTGAGGTAGCGGTACTGTATTTTACGCTGACACTCATCACCAATACTGGACGCACCGATATACTTACGGCGTTCCCGTTTTTCTTCGCCTGCCACTATGCCCTTATCTACAGCTTCCTTGATTTGATCCGCTAAAGGATCAGATCTAGAACGGGATTGAAGTAGAGGGCCAAGCGCCTGTTGACTTAAAGTAAGTGTCTTCGAGTTTTCCAATGTCAATCTCCGCTGCTAGACGTTTCGATTCTTGTATTCCAAAAACAAGTGTTTGCACTTGCTCTTCAGTAAGGTCAGAAAATTTTGTATTCCAACCAAACTTCCCTAGTATGAAGGCTAATTCCTTCATAGGTTTTGGGGCTGTATCAACTTCGCTCAATGTATTGTCTCCCTTCCTAATACGCATAAATTCATTATGCTGTTTACTTCTTCTTGATCCGCGTCCTTGTTTTGAAACGCGATATTTAAAAGCTCTTCGCCTTTTACTTCGATAACCGCTGTTCCAAATAGAACTACGTTATCTGCGTCTTGCAGATGGTCAGTAATGATTTCGTTTGCTGACGATTCTATTTCAACCATGTCCGTAGGGTCTTTCACAAAGCACACGATGTCATACTCAACCGTCTCGAAATTATCTTCTGACTTCTCAGCGATCATAAGGTGCATTTCAAATCTAGGCATTACTTTGTCTTCGTGGCTAACTCGCCACCACAGGACATATAACCACAAGCGTCCAGATAATTGTCTAAAAATTTTGGATTTGATTTGAGTCTAGCCAGCTTTAAAAGCGTCATCATGACCGCTACATCAGTAGGATCAATGTGAGTTTCTAAGTGCAATCCCCAATACTCAGCGATTAGGCCAAAGTTGTTTTCCATGTCACCATGATCTGCATCGCGGTCTTTAGTTACATACTCTTTAGCTTTATCTAGTATTTCGGCTCTATTCATGTTTCTGCCCCTTTTATTTTCTTCAAGCTTTCTGCAATCAACGTATCAATGTTTTCTCGATTCCAGTAATAATTTAAACAACACGCGGCTTTGTACTTTGTCCAAGAGAAATCCATTATGCTAATACTAACACCATTTCTTTCCAAGTGTTCTTTCTGTTTAGGAGATGCAGGCTGATTTAACCAACGCTTTGTTTTGTTAGCGGCGTTACCATCTTCGATCTCACGCAAGAAATCATCGCCTGCGGCCATTGCCTGTACCTTCTCACCAATAGAAACCACTCTCGGACGACCATTTTGAGCCTTTACAATTGCTATCCAATAGTTTCCTATGTTGCCCACCAAAGTAAAGCCACTGAAACCCATAGCCATCATTGCAGTGCCATTGCCAAACGGATCAATCCACATGAACGGAGACATCTTCATAAGATCGTACTCAGTCATTTCAAAGTTGTCTAAAGCATCCTTGACCTTACGCTCGAACTCATGTTCGCAGAATGGGCATATGCGTGTATTCGCTGATACTTCGCTTTCGCAGTCAGGACATACTTTAGTCGGAGCTTCTCCGCCTACAGACTTATCTGCGCCATCTAGGTTAGCTGACTCATCCAGACCACCATGAGTGATGATTGACGTACCGAAGTCCATGACAACGCAGTCGGTCTTAATGATGCTTGGATATATCTCAGGATCAAGGATGCGCAGACCACGGCCAATCATCTGCACCATTGTTCCCTTTTGAGAACATGGGCGGGTCAGGATGATACAAGACACAGGCGGAGCGTCAAAGCCTTCTGTCAGAACTGCCACGTTGACGATAACTTGCGTATCACCAAACTCCAGATCATGCAGCATCTCAGCGCGTTCATCCTTGTCAGTCTCGCCAGTTACATAGTTAGACTTAATCCCTGCCATAACGAATGCGTCACAAACGTGTTCGGCGTGCGCTACAGTAGAACAGAACACAACAGTCTTGCGTCCACCAGCCTTGTCTTGCCACTCAGTGACAATACGATTGTTAATGACTTGGCGATCCATGATAGCCGCCACTTCTTCCATATCGTATTCTTTGCCGCGCTTTGTGACCTTATCAAGCTGGTCACCCACTCCCAGATCAATGACGTAGCTCTTAGGACGTACTAAGAAGCCTTCGCGGATCAGCGTAGCCAATTCGATCTGATGTGCGCAGTTGTTGAATACAGAGCGCAGACCTTTGCCATCGCCACGATTAGGCGTTGCGGTAAATCCTACGATCTCAGCTTCGTCGTTGTCTTCTCTGACTGCCTCAATAACCTTTGTGTAAGTAGGGGCCGCTGCATGGTGGCCCTCGTCAATTACAACCATG